CCCAGACGAGACGCTGGCCGACCGGTACCGCGAGTCGCAGTACGTGTCGGGCTTGCGCCGGGTCGAGGGCTTCGAAATGCCGGCGGCCGAGGGCCTTCTGTGCGGGGCGCGGCCGATTCTGTACGACCGGCCGCACTACCGCGCGTGGTTCGACAAGTGGGCCTATTTCATCCACGAGGGCACGTTCCAGATGGTCGTGGCGCAGCTGACCGACCTGTTTCGGGACGGGCCGGTTCCGTTGACGAACGCGGAGCTCGCCGAAGCCGCAAGGTTCTTCGCATGGGAGCGATTCACCGAGCCCGTGTGGAAGGCCATCGCCCCGGAGCCGGCGAAGCCGGCGATCACGGTCTCGACCGGCTCGAAGCGCAAGCTGCTCTGGATTGGGGACGCGGTCGTTGCCTCGGGCTTCGCGAAGTCGACGCACGAGATTCTGAACGTGTTGCAAGAGCAGTGGGACGTGCACGTGCTGGGGCTCAACTACATGGGCGACCCGCACCAGTACCCGTACCCGGTGTTCCCGGCGTACCCGGGCGGCGACCTGCTCGGGCTCGGGCGCGTGTCCAGCCTGACGTCGGTGATTGCGCCGGACGTGGTCGTCGTCCAGAACGACCCGTGGCACTTTCCGGAGTACAAGCAGCGCATCGGCAGCGTCCCGACGGTCGGGATTGTCGCGGTGGACGGCAAGAACTGCCAGGGGCGGAAGTTGAACGGACTCGCCTCGGCCATCTTCTGGACGCAGTTCGGCCGCGATGCGGCGCAGCGCGGGGGCTACACCGGGCCGGCGCACATCATCCCGCTCGGGGTCGACCTCGATGTGTACAAGCCGATGGACAAGACCGAGGCGCGCAAGTTCCTCGGGTTGCCTGACAAGCTGGAGAAGGCGTTCATCGTCGGCAACGTCAATCGCAATCAGCCGCGCAAGCGGCTGGACCTGACGATTGCGTGCTTCGCCGAGTGGGTGCACAGTAAGAAGGTCGCGGATGCGTACCTCTACTTGCATGTGTGCCCGACCGGGGATGTCGGGGTCGACGTGCGACAGCTCGCGCAGTTCTACGGGATTTCCACCCGGCTGATCCTGAAGGAGCCGCCGCTCGGGTACGGCGTTCGTGAGCACGTCGTCGTCGCGACCTACAACGCGTTTGACGTCAACCTGACGACGACGCAGGGTGAGGGCTTCGGCCTGACGACGCTGGAGGCGATGGCCTGCGGCATCCCGGCGATTGCGCCGAACTGGGCCGCGCTCGGGGAGCTCTGCGAGAATGCGGCGGTCCTCGTGCCGTGCATTGCGACGGTGACGACGCCGCAGGTCAACGCGATTGGCGGCGTGCCCGACACTCGGGTGATCATTGACGCGCTGGAGCATTTGTACCTCGACCCGGTGTTGCGTGCGGAGCTCGGACAGTTGGGCCGAGACCGTGCGAACGAGGATCGGTTCCGGTGGCGCACCATCGGTGAGCAGGTTCACACGGCCCTCGACGAGGCTCTCAGCCCGGGGTAACGCATGGTTCGAGTCCATTGGTCTGGCGCGGGCGCCCTCGCGGTGCGCATTCAGGTTGCCGCGAAGCGCGGCGTCAAGGCCGAGGTCGTCCGGGCCATGCGCGAGGAAATGAAGATTGAGCTTCGCGAGGTCGTGAAGCGGACGCCCAAGGATACGAACGCATTGCGCGAGTCTGAGCGCATCGAGGGGCCGCAGATGGTCGGCAACAGCGTGGCCTTCAACATCGTGGCTGGCAACGAGAAGGTCGACTATGCGCTGTTTGTCCACGAAGACCTTGAGACGGTCCGCAACGTCGGCGGCCCCAAGTTCATCGAAAGTGTCGTGAATGAATCGGCGCCGTACTTTCCACGACGGATTGCGCGACGCCTTCAACTGAAGAAGCTCATCTGAGGAGGAAGTCATGAACATTTCTGCCGCCGCCGCCGAGGCGATGGTCAATGCGCTGGCCGTGCTGTTCGACGGCGGCACGATGCAGGTTCGTACCGGCGCACGCCCCGCGACGGTGGGAACGGCGGCCTCGGGCACGCTGCTCGGCACGCTGACGTTCGACGCTGACGCGTTCGACCCGGCCTCGTCCGGCAGCAACATCGCGACGGCCATTGCCAACGCGATCACGCAGGATTCGACGGCCGACAACACCGGCACCATCGGCTACGTGCGCGCGCTGAACTCCAGCGCGGTCGCGGTCGCTGACCTCACGGTCGGCACGACGGGCTCGGGCGCCGACATCGAGTTCGACACCCTCAGCGTCATCGCGGGCGGGGTCATCGACGTGACGGCTCTGAACCTGACGCTGGCGCACCTCGACGGCCTGTAAGGAGACGCCATGATCACGTTGCGAGTTCCGCCGATGGTCGTTGCCTCGCTCGGCGGCGAGGCCAAGGTGAGCTACGACCATTTCATCATCGTCCAGCGTACTGATGACTACGTGAACAAGACGATCAACGGTCTCGTTCGCGTGACGTCAACGCTGTACCCTGACATGGTCGCCATCCCGGGCACGTTCCGCATCGTGCGCGGGTTCATCGAACTGACGGTGGAGATTAACAACATACAGCGCCGTATCAAGCTGGCCGCGCCGGCCCAGGCGGCGGTCGACGCGATGATCACCCGCAGCCAGGGCGAACTGGAGCAGGGCTTCATCAGCCTTCAGCTGATCGAAGGCACGCAGACCAGTGGGCTGTAGCTAGACTGATATATGGCCGCGCCGATCCAGCAGAGCAACGTCTACAGTGGCACTCCCGGCCCGTCACTCCTGCAACTTCTAGGGGTGGCGGGCGGGAGCGACATTGTTGTACTGATCGGGCGCGAGTCGTCGGCGGCGCGTGAGTACATCATCACGACGAACCTGGACGCAGGGGACTTCGTGCTGGTGGGGGACAGTCGCCCGTCGCTTGGGACGTTCCCACAATACATCTTCGTGAAGTTTGGGGTCAGCGCAGGCAATCACGACATCAGCATCGCGCAAGTCGCAGGCACGGCGCAGAACATGTTCTGCACGGCGTTCGAGTGCACGGGGCTCGACCCGTTGGCGACGCCGATTGCGTCGACGTTCTACGACGGTGTGAACGACGGCGATCACTACGCAGGTGCCGTCGGCGACGTTGACACGGCTGGTCCGACCTTGATGTTCGCGATTGGTCGCATCAGCGGATCGAACAGTGGGACCGCTGCGGGTACGGGCTGGACGAAGGGTACGGTCGGCGGCAATCAGCAGTATTTCGGATGGCGTGATTCGACTTCGGCCGAAACGGATCAGCGCGGCCACTTCACGAACGCGGGCACGGCGCGGTTTGCCTATGCGTGCATGGTGGCCTTCCCACTGGTGTCTGGTACTTCAGACGTCGAGGGGTCCGGCTCCGTCCCGGTTCAGCGCCCGAATGCTGCCGGCACCGCCACGGTCGCGAAGCCCGTGTACACGGGCGTCGGGTCGGTCACGCTGCGCCGCATTGCAGCCGTGGCCCTCGCAACGGTCACCGCGCCGGCCTTCACCGGCGTCGGCACCGTGGCCCTGCAGCGCCCGAACGTCACGGCGAGCGCGACGGTTGAGGCCCCCGTTTACACCGGGGTTGGCGCGGTCACGCTGCAGCGCGTCAACGCGGTCGGCGCCGCGACGGTTGACGTCCCAGTCTTCACCGGTGCGGGCGCGGTCACGCTGCAGCGGCCGAGCGCCGCTGGCACCGGTGACATCACAGCGCCTGCCGGCGCGGCCTCGGGCGTCGTGGTGCTTCAGCGGCCGGCCGCGTCGGGCTCGGCAACGGTCGAGGTTCCGACCTACACCGGTGTCGGCGCCGTCGACCTCCAGCGCCCCGGGGCCGCCGGCACCGGCGCGGTCGCGACGCCGGTCTACACCGGCGCCGGAACGGTCGAGCTACGCCGGCCGGCGGCGGTCGGCACCGGGGACATCACCCCGCCGGTCGGGTCGGCGTTCGGCGTCGTGGTGCTTCAGCGGCCGGCGGCCGTCGGCTCCGGCGTTGCCGTCCCGCCCCCAGCCCTCGGGTTGGGCCTGGTCGCGCTCCAGCGTCCTACGGTCTCCGGCGCGGCCCTCATCGCTCCGCCGGTATACTCGGGAGCGGGAACGGTCACCCTCGGGCGTCCGACCGTCGCCGGGCTCGGCGCGGTCACCCCGCCGGTGGCCTCCGGGCTCGGGCTCGTGGCCCTCGGCCGGCCGGCGGCGCTCGGCGCCGCGACGGTCACCAAGCCGACGGCCACCGCCCTCGGCGTGGTCGTTCTGCCGCGCGTCGAGGCCCGAGGCGCCGCGACGGTCGTCAACCTGCCTATCGGGCGGGGCACCGTCGACCTCCAGCGGCCCCGGGCGACCGGCGCCGCGACGGTCATCACGCTCGGCACGCTGTATCAGCGGCTCGACGTGCTGGGGCCGTTCGATTTCGGGGTCGATGAGCAGGGCCGCGTGATGTACCGGTTGGCGGTCGTCGCGCACAAGAGTTTCTCGGAGGATACGATTGTCGCTGACATCATCCAGCGTCTCCAGGACGGGAATGTCGGCACGCCTGCAGTGAACATCTTCCATTCCAGCAAGATGAGCAACGTCAAGGGTGACGGGCCATTGCTGGTGGTGACGGAAACCGGAGGGGCAGAACCCGAAGAAATCCACAACGTTCTCGATCACCCGGCCTATGAACGCCCGGGGATCGCCATCACGGCTCGCGCGGCCTCGACCGAGGCGGCGCGTGGGATGGCCTGGAAAGCGTACGATGCCCTCGTGGGCGTGAACAACCAGCTGCTCGGCGGCGCAACGTGGACACCCGTTCCGCGAACTGTCGACCCGAGCGGAACCTGGTATCGGCGCATCGCAGTGAGACAACAGCCATTCGACAGCGGCTTGGACCAGCAGGGCCGAGTGATGTACAAGTTCAACATCCTCGCCGACAAACGACCGTCGCAGACGTTCGTTGAAGAGGTCTTGCAGGTTCTGGTAACAGCGAATGTGGGTCAGGCAAGTGTCAACATCTTTCATAGCTCCAACGTGGCGCAGTTGAAGGGTGCTGGACCGTTTCTGTCGGTGATTGAGACCTCGGGGATGCCCTCGGATCGCACTCACGGCAACACTCGCCTTCCAGCGTATGAGCGACCCGGGGCCCAGATCGTAGTGAGGGCGTCGGCAACCCCGGTGGCGAAAGCGATGGCATGGGCCGCATGGCGTGCACTCGCAAAGGTTCGCAACCGCTACGTGCAACCTCTCACGTAACACAGGAGAACGTACATGTCCAATGGAATGTCGGCCCAGGGCACCGTCATCGCCCGAAGTGTCGATCCGAACTGGCCGCTCGGCGCTCCCGTCGGCGGCTCCGTTGCGTTCGTCGACATCGCCGAGCTGCGCGAGCTGACCACGCCCGCGCTGACCCGCAACGAGATCGAACTCACCAACCACAACAACGACGATGACGAGTACATCGTCGGCATCCGTCGTCACGGCACGATGACGGCGAACCTGAACTTCGTCCCCAGCGACGGCTCGCACGATCACGAGACCGGCCTGCAGCAGGCGTGGTTCGACGGCTCGCGCGACATCTACCGGATCACCTACCCGGACGGCACGCGGTGGCTGTTCTCGGGCTTCGTGACCAACTTCGCCGTCTCGGCCCCGACGGATGACCGCCTGTCGGCGGACGTCACCATCCGCCCGACCGGCAAGCACGACTGGGTGACGAGCTAAGGCCCGTTCCCATCCTGGGCGGCCCGGCACAACGTCGGGCCGCCGTTTCCTGAATGAAGGAGTGAAGCGTCCATGAGCGAGAAGAAGCTGGAAATTGTCGAGTCTCAGGGTGAGCTGAAGGAGACGTCGGCCGAAGTCGCCGAGGTGCCCCAGCCCCGTCGTCGCAAGATTCTGAGTGTCGAGCAGATCAAGAACGCGCCCGACCTCTCCACCAAGGACCTCGAAGTGCCCGAGTGGCCCGATGAGGACGGCAACCCCGGCATCATCGTTCTGAAGGCCCTCAGCGCCTACGAGGCGCAGGTGTACCAGAAGAAGATCACGCTGTCCCAGCAGAACAAGGACAACGCGATGCTGGAAATGGTCGTCCAGTCGTGCGTCGACGACGACGGCAACCGGCTGTTCTCGCCGAAGGACATCGCGTGGATGAAGGACAAGTCCATGGCGGCCTACAACCGCATTCAGCGGGCGATCCTGGAGCTGAACGGCCTCAGTGACCCGAAGAAGGCGGAGGAAGCCGCAAAAAACGTCTAGCGCGAGGCACACAGCGGCGCCTCGCCTATGACCTTGCGGTACAACTGGGCCGTGTCAATGTCGATCAGATGCTCGACGAGATTGACACGGTTCAGTGGATGGAGTGGATGGTGTATATGGGGCTGGCGCCCTTCGGTCCCGAGCGGGCCGCCTGGGAGCACGCTTCGATTGTCGCCGCGATTGTCAACATGAATCGCGACCCAAAGAAGAAACCGGAACCGTACCCGATTGACACGTTCCTGCTTCGAATGGGTGACATGGAGGCCGCGAAGAAGAAACCACAAACGCCTGAACAGATGAAGGCCATTGGCCGGATGTACTTCATGGCGTTCAACAGAAGCAACAGGCCCAATACGCGCCCACCGAGGATGAGTCCAAGATGATGAACGTGGGTATTGTCCAGGCGATCTTCCGGCTGGATGACCAATTCTCGGCCGCGCTGAACATGATCAGCGGCCGGATGACGTCGTTCAGCCGCATGACGGCTCGTCTCGGCAATGCTTTCGTCGGCGCCGGCCTCGCCATGACGACAGCCTTGACGGCCCCCATGGCGGGGCTCGTCAAGGTCACGTCGGACTTCGAGACCTCGTTCGCGAACGTCGTCAAGACCGTCGACCGGCTCGATGTCGACGCATTCGGCAACCTCAATGCCGACGCCCGCAAGCTGCGGGAGGAAATCCGGGGCCTCGCCCGGGAAATCCCGGTCACGCACAACGAACTGGCTCGCATCGCCGCTGTCGGCGGTCAGTTCGGCGTCGAGACCGACCAAATTACGAACTTCACCGAGGTCGTCGCCAAGCTGGGCGTCGCCATCGATGGAATCGAGCCCGAGAACGCCGCCGCGTCGCTCGCGCAGATTCGCAAGATTGCGCAGGTTTCCTGGGATGATTTCGACCGCCTGGCGTCAACGCTGGTCGACCTCGGGAACAAGGGCACCTCCACTGAACAGACCATTCTGGAAATGACCCGGCGGTTCGCCGGGGCCGGCGCCTCTGCGGGCGTCGCCGTCCAGGACATGTTCGGCCTCGCGGCGGCCACCGCCAACCTCGGGCACGAGGCCGAGCTGGGCGGCACGGCAATCTCGCGCACGTTCCTGGAGATTTCGCGCGGTGTCGCCGAGGGCGGCGAGGAACTGAAGAAGTTCGCCGAGGTCTCGCAGATGTCGTCTGCGGAGTTCGCCAAGTCCTGGAGCCAGGACTCGATGGCGACGTTCCAGACGCTGCTGAAGGAACTGCGCGGTCTCGACCCGTCTCAGCTGCCGAACGTGATGGCCTCGCTGTTCGGGAAGGACATCCGACAGACGCAGGTGCTCATGACCCTCATTCAGGATTATGAGGGCTTCGTGAAGACGCTCGGCGACTCGCGCACCGCCTATGAGCAGAACACCGCAGCGGCCGAGGAAGCGCGCAAGAAGTTCGCGACCTTCGCCAACCAGGCGCAGCTCCTCAAGAACCAACTGACCGACGTCGCCATCACGCTCGGCGAGCCCGTGCTGCGTGCGTTGCGCAACACGATGAGCGAGCTGGACCCGCTGATCACCGGGCTGGAGGGCGCGGCCCGGGCGTTCGGCGAGTTGCCGGCGCCGGTTCAGAGCTTCATCGTCTCGGCGGCCTTGATCGCCAGCACCCTCGGACCGGTGCTCGCAGCGGTCGGCGGCTTGGTGTGGGGCATTTCTCAGCTCGGGCTGACGTTTGCCGGCGTCGCGGTGACGCTGAAGGTCGGCGTGTATGCGGCCCTCGCGACGGCGATCACCTACCTCGTGGGTCGGGTTCTCGAAGCGACCGGCGCGCTGGAGCTGGCAGAAAAGTGGGGCCGCGCGCTCGGCCTCGCGATGCTGGAGCTGTGGAACGTTCTCGGCCGGAACAACTTCAACGCGATTGTCACGACGGCCGGCGAGCTGTGGGGCATCTTCGGCAAGCTGTACAACATCTTCACGATCAGTCTCCAGCCGGTCATGGACCTGCTCGGGCACACGAACCTTCTCAGCTTCGCCATGGGCACGCTGAAGGGTGTCGTCGGCGCCTCGATGGTCCAGATCACGGCATGGCTCGACGTCATCCGCGCGATTGCCACGACGCTGAACACCGCGCTCGGCTATCTGGAGCGGTTCACGGCGCGTATCGCCCAGATGCGCGGGATCAAGTTGCCGGAAATCCCGGGGATGACTGGGGTATACGACAACCAGAAGTCGTTCGCGGCGATGCGCGAGCAGGGCAACCGCATGGCCGAGGGCGGCCTGAACGATTTCGCCCACTGGGGCGAGTCGAGCGACCGCTGGGCCAACACGATGCGCAACAACTTCGTCTCAGTGATGAACGAAGGCGCGCGCATGCGGACCGAGCTGGCGAGCGACTCGAAGTACGACATGGAAATGCGGCAGCGGCAGATGGAGCTGGCGCAGGCCAAGTCCGCCGCGATCACCGAGGCGAACCGCCGCGAAGAGGAAGCCGCGCGCAACCTCGCGCAGGCGCAGCAGGAGCAGGGCGAGGCGTTCCTGAAGGCGATGGGCGCCGACGTCGTGCAGCACGCGCTGCAGCTGGCCGATAGCTGGGAGCAGGCCAAGAAGGCCGGCTTGTCGCTGTCGCGTGAAGCGATGGTGGACCTTGCTGAGTCGTCGCAGGCGGCGCTGGCCGTCCTGAAGGCGTTCGACCTGCCGTTGCCGGACCGTCTGTATGAGATTCGCGACGCCGCAGCGGCGGCGACGCTGGATCTCACGAAGCTCGGCGACGTCGGCATCAAGGTCGATTTCACCGAGGGTCTCGACGAGGCCGCGAAGAACCTGAAGGACTGGCGCCAGGAAATGCGCGCCGCTAACTGGGGCCGTCTGATCGAGGGCGAGACCGACAAGGTGCGTAAGAGCATCCTTGAGATGAGTCAGACCTACGACGAGGCCATGCAGCAGTTCAAGGAGCCTCCGCCGCTCGGGGTCTCGGCCCAGAAGTGGCGTGACCTCGGCCGCCTCGTCGAAGCGAACTACATCACCAAGATTGAAAAGGCGGTTGTCAAGACCGACGAGTACCGAACCGCGCTGATGGCCATCGCGCCGGTGATTCCGCAGGCGTTCGGGTTCCTCGCGGCCGACCTCGACCGCAACAACGAGAAGTTCGACAAGATCAAAGAGAAGACCGACACGTTCGGCAAGTCAATCCGGCAGCTGTCGACGGCGTTCAGCCAGCTGTCGGAAATCGGCGACCTCGGGCCGCGTCTCCAGGAGATCGCGGAGCTCGTCGCGCTGATGGCCGTCGGCACGCGGATCGGCGGTCAGTTCCGCGACGTGCTCTCGACGGTCACGAAGGACGGCGACGGCAACGAGATCACGAAGTTCGACGGTGGTGATC